GAATAATCTGGCACACCAACTCGCCGCATCTGGACCAGTAAATAGTTGTACAACTGGTCCAAAACGTGATATAATGTACACATAACGAATTAAAAAAGGAAATATTATGAATTTATCAGCTCAAGAATACCTAGCCAAACTACTTGCCAAAGAGAACTTATCGGTTCAACATGGCAACTATTCTACAGCTAGTTTCGATGTTGAGAATAGAGTACTTCGTCTTCCTCTTTGGAAAGACAAAGGTAAAGACGTTTATGATCTTTTAGTTGGTCACGAAGTTGGCCATGCTCTTTATACTCCAGCTGATGGATGGCATGATTCTGAAAAGAAGATTGGCAAAATTCCAAGAGCTTATTTAAATATCGTTGAAGACATCCGCATTGAACGTAAGATCATGGAAACATATCCTGGTATCGTTCGTCGTTTCAAAGCAGGTTATAAAGTTCTTTTTGACGGTGATCTTTTTGGTACTAACGAGAGAGACATCAACAAGGCTGGACTTATGGACAGACTTAATGTGTCTTCAAAAGGCCGCGGTTATGTTCCAGTTGAATTCTCTAATGAAGAATCTCCATTAGTTAAAGAAGCTATGGAAGTTGAAACATGGGATGACGTTGTCAATGTTTGTAAAAAATTATATGATTTCATCGAAGATCAAAAAGATCAAGAAGAAGAAAAAGATGAAATGGATATGGATATGCCACCAATCAGTGATGAGGGTGAATCTCCTGAAGATTCAGGTGAAACTCCTATCTCTGGTGATGAAGAAGGTGATGACGCGGCTGATGACGAAGGTAATTCTGATTCTGACGGTGAAGATGAATCTAAAGAAGATTCTAAATCTGCTGAGTCTAAAGAGGAAGAAGGTGATGATGCTCATGAGACTTGGACTGAAAGCACTCAAAGAGAGCGTGAAGAAGATCTTCTTGAAAAAACTGAAGCAACTCAATATCAAAGAGCTGGTCAGCCACAATACTCAAGTGGTGTTTCAGCAGAAAACTTAAAAAAGATTACATACTCTTATGCTGAAGCTAAAGAATTACGTGACGACTGGTTAGCGAGGAACAAAGAAGATGCTCGTGGTTGGTCTGCTTATAATCACGAACCTTGCATGGAAGATTGGACAGAGACTAAACAAACTTACAAGCAGCAAGCAAATCTTATGGCGAAAGACTTCGAACGTAAGAAAGCTGCATTTGAATATTCTCGTGCAACAACTGCTAAGTCTGGTAAACTTGATCCTTTAAAGCTTCATGCTTACAAAACTTCTGAGGATATTTTCCTAACTACTACTCAACTTGCTCAAGCTAAATCGCATGGCATAATGATGTTCCTTGATCTTTCTGGTTCTATGAATGAGATCATCGAAGATGTTACTGCTCAAGCAATTACTATCGCAATGTTTTGTCGTCAAGTCAATATTCCTTTTGAAGCTTATTCATTTACTACTGTTTCATATTGGAGAAGTGATGCAAAAGAGCACGGCATGCGTGAGAGTGAAATGAGTGATTCAGAGCTAAGTTCTGACGGTGTTAAAGTTGTTGAGATGTTCTCATCAAAGATGAATAAAAAAACTTTTGATGAAGCTGCTTATATTTCTTTCGCAGTTGCTAAAGCACATTCATACACTAGCAAAACTCCTTACCATATCTCTGGTCATTACTTACACCAGATCGATGCTATGGGTTCAACTCCTCTTATTCAAACTGCAATTCTTGCAGCGAAGTTGACTAAAGCATTTACTCGTAAACACGCAATACAAAACACAAACATCATGTTTCTAACTGATGGTTATCCTGATGGATTGAATATTTGTAGTGATTCAAAAGCAAATGTTATTACTTCTCGTGAGTCAATGGTTAACTTCGAAGGTAAGATGGTTCGAGGTCAAGGTGGTCGTGAGATCTACAAAAATGTTTTACTAAGACTTAAAGAGATAACTGGTGCAACTATCATGGGTTTCCACCTTGCGTATGACGCTTCTACTTTCGGTCAAGGGTATCACGATGTTGATGAAAGTAAATCCTTTCAAGATGTAATCAAAGCTTGGAGAAAACTTGGTTTTAGTGCTTGGAAAAATCAAAAAGGTTATGACGATTATTTCATTATCAAAATCAATCGTTCAGCAAGGTTTGACTCAGATGTGTTTGCTCCTAAAAAAGCTGACACAATAAATGATCTTAAACGTGAGTTCAAGAAGTTTGCGAAGACTAAGAAAGGCAATAAGCAATTAGTTGCTAGGATCACTGATGCGGTAGCGGCATGAAGAAGCTCATTGCTCTTTTTACTCTCGCTGCTCTCAGTGTTCAAGCAAATCAAAATACTTGGGATTATCCCTTATTTGATTTTGATAGATTTGAGATTGAAAAGTCTCAAGACTATTATAAATTTCAATCAAGTCTAAGAAAAGATCAAGATGTTTTAGACGAGTTTAATAATTCTGGAATTCTGAGTTATCTATTATTTGAGAACAATAAAATTGTAATAGATGAAAATAAATATTATTCTTTGGTTGGTGATGGTCCATTACCCTCACACTCAATGGGTAAAAGTTTAGTATCATATGTTACCGGACATGCAATTTGTAATGGCCATATTACTAGTGTTGATGAAAAGCTTAATTGGGATTTACTTCACAATACTCTGTATTATGGTCAACCGCTAATTAATCTTTTAAATATGACAGCGGGAGATCAAAAATATGTTGGTACTTACCATTATCCAAAGAATGATAATCTATTAAAGTATTCGAATATTAATTCAAATATTCATAGTCTTAAATTTATAATGGATTCAGATCTGAATAACACCAGAAAAGAGAGAGAAGTTTATAATTATAGTGCTCTTACTACTAATATCATATTTAATTATGTATTGCATAAAAGCGGTGATGATATATTAGATAAAGTTTTTAATGAGCATGTGAAAGTAAAGAACAATGTGTATTTTACAAAAACACGTATAGGCGAAGATCAATCTGCGCGTTATAGTTTTTATGCAGATAGGTATGATTATTTACGAATAGCTAAAACTATAATGGATGACTGGAATAGTAATAGCTGTATTGGCAATTATCTAAGAACAATACACGATAGAAGGATTGCAAAAGGACAAGGATATAAAAATAGAAAAAAGGCAATTCATAGCTATACAACAAGCTATGGAGGTCAATTTCATTTTGATGTTTTTGGTTTAAGTCAAACACTTATTGGCTTAGATGGATTTGCAGGTCAAAATATTTTAATTGATGTGGACAATGAAAAAATAGTAGTAATCAATTCAAAATATGAAGACTATGATTGGGCAGAAATTGTTTATGAAAAGTATGTACATTAAGCAATTACGTGATATAATAATACCATAATGAAAAAGGACCTATATGAAATTTAATGAATTACAAAACATCCAGGAATTGACAGCGTACGTTGAGAGTACTTACTCTAAGCATTATGCTGCTCCGAATGGTGTACAAAGTATGGATCTAATCTCTGCTTCTGGCTTAGGATTAGATTTTTGTCTTGGCAATGTGTTAAAGTATGCGTCAAGATATGGTAAAAAGAACGGAGCAAATCGTGAAGATCTTATGAAGATCATGCACTATACTCTATTGGCAATAAACGAACACGACTTAAAGGAGTCTAATAATGAGCTTGATTGAAAAAATGCACGAAGTAGAAATTTGGCACGCGGAAAGAGGAACAACACTTGAAGCACAAGGTCTTCCGGAAGAATGGAAACCTGGTATTGTATTTTGGTTTATGACATTAATAACATGGGGTGTTTGGTACTTGTTTAATAGAAGTTGGTATGATCGTGAAAACGAAAGACGACTTGCCGAATGGGTAGAGATCCAATACCTTGCAATTCAGCAAATCAAGCATGAAGAAAGATTGGATGACATAGCACGAATTAAAGCGGAGGCAGTATGAAACTTAGTAATGAAATAAAAGATGTATTGAGCAACTTCCAAGGGATCAATAGTAATATTGCTCTTGGTGAAGACAATGGTGTTATTCGAACCATGTCTACTTCTAAAACACTTATGGCAAAGGCAAACTTAAAGTTTGAATCGCCATATCCATTTGGCATTTATGACTTAAGTGAATTTATAGCTTGTCTTAATATGTTTGATGATCCTACATTGTCATTTGATGATGATAAAAAGTTTGTTAAAATTACTGATGGTGTCACATCATTCCAATATTACTTTTCGGATATCGACATCCTAACAGTCCCAACAAACGATATTAATCTTGATTGCAAAGATCTGCAATTTACTCTTACTGACGAAGAGTTAAACAAGTTGCGCAAAGCATCTTCTACTCTAAAGACCAGTCAATTGAGTGTAAGAAAAACATCTATGGGTGGAGAATTTATTGAATGTATTGTTGTTGATAAACAAAATCCAACATCAAACCAATTCACAATGAATATTGCAAATTGCAGTATAAATACAAATGCAGAGTTTGATTGTGTTTTTGATATAAACAATTTCAAATTTAAACCTGCTGCTGAATATGTCTTCGGAATAGACAAAAAGCAGGTTGCATTGATAAAGGCCGGCAACACAGATTACTGGGTTGCTCTAGACAAAACTACAACATTTAAGGAATCATAATGGCAAAGAAAGATAAAGCGACTGAAGCTGAAGCTCCAACGACTGAAACTGTAGAAGCATCACCTGTGCCTCAGGGGCAGGGACTTAACCTAAGTGACATTCGTGCTTGTGTTAGTATAATCGATATAGTAACGAAGCGCGGTGCGTTTGAAGGCGTTGAGTTATCAGATGTCGGTGCAGTACGTAACCGTTTAGCTGGTTTTCTACAAGCAGCTGATGAAGCTCAAGCTGCTAAAGTATCAGAAGAAACTAAAGCTGAGTAAGTATGTACTTTTAACTAAAGCATGGTATAATAATATCATGCTTATTATATTATGAGGTGTATGTGAAAGAATTTTTATTCGTAGAAAAGTATAGACCGCAAACAATCCAGGAGTGTATTCTCCCTGATGACTTAAAGGAAACTTTCCAGAAAATAGTCGATAAGGGAGAACTTCCTAATATGATGTTTACAGGTTCAGCTGGTGTAGGTAAGACTACAGTAGCTAAAGCAATGTGTAACGAATTAGATCTTGACTATATGTTAATCAATGGATCAGAGGATGGTAACATTGATACATTACGTGGTAAGATCAAACAATTTGCAAGTACTATATCATTACAAGGCGGACAAAAAGTAGTCATCCTCGACGAGGCTGATTATCTTAATCCACAATCTACACAACCAGCTCTTCGTGGATTCATTGAAGAGTTTTCTGGTAATTGTAGATTTATTCTTACTTGTAATTTTAAGAATCGTATAATAGATCCTCTACATTCAAGATGTTCTATATACGAATTTAATTTAGGAAACAAGGCAAAGATGGCGCAGGCATTTATGTCTAGACTTCAGTTTATCCTTGATTCCGAACATATCATATATGACAATGCAGTAATTGCAGAACTCATTATGAAATATATACCAGACTGGAGACGTGTCATCAATGAATGTCAAAGGTATGGAATGAGTGGTCACATTGATACTGGAATACTTGTTACTCTATCAGAGTCAAGTATAAACGGATTGATGGAAGACCTAAAGACAAAAAACTTTAAGAAGATGCGTAAATGGGTAACAGATAACATTGACGTAGAATCGGCAAAGTTATTTAGAATGATTTATGATAATATGTCAGAGTATGTTGAACCTTCAAGTATTCCTCAGTTAGTTTTAATACTTGCAGACTATTCTTACAAAGATAGCTTTGTAGCAGATCATGAATTGAATGTAGTGGCATGTATGACTGAGATCATGTCTCAAATAAACTTTAAATAGGAGAATCGATATGGAATTGACGAGTCTACAAAAACTACCTACGTTAACTGAATTATTTTTCGGTAAGGGTATAGACCCAGCAACTGACAAACCTTTTAAAAAGCCAGCGAAAGCTGCAGAGAAAAAGGTTGTCTCGAAGAAAAAATTGGAGCAATAAATGGTAGAGTCACTGGCAGATTACGCATCAATTATTGCAGCATTAGCTATGGTTAATGTTGTATGGCAATTAGAAAGGGCTAGTAAATTATTACAAGCCATGAGCAGACTTTTAGCGGAGGCAGTAGCAGAACATGACTAAGTACAGTAATGTAACACCTTACAGAGAAACTAATAATTTCTTTGCATCACCAACTCTATACGAAAATATTATAGAGTTTTTACATGATGAAATTATTGAAGTATCGTTTTATAAAAAAGATGGTACTGAACGTGTAATGAAATGTACACTAAAACAGGATCTAATTCCAGAATCTGCATTTGCGAATGTACGTGAAGACTTTGGTCCAGGTAAACCAGCATTTGGTACTCATGAAGATACATCAGATTCTGAAAATGCTGGTGTAAAGCCATCATATATTAATGTATGGTCGGTTGAAGATAAAGGATGGAGATCATTTATAGTTGATAATGTTAAATATATAAAGACTAATTTAGATGAATCCGTTTGAATTAATTAAATCTATATCCTCTACAAAAAAGGATATACTGGAAAATGAGAAAGACTACAATGCCTTTATGGTTAATCGTGGTCTTTCGTATTTTCCTGATACTGTGATATACGCTAATGAAATGAATAAGTTTCACCACTTGGATAGCCGCCTACAGTATCATTTTCTTATAAATACTATTAGAAAACGTAATCGTTTTTCTAAGTGGAATAAATCTATTGAATCTGAAAATATCAATGCTATAAAAGAATATTATGGTTATAGCAATGAAAAAGCTCGTGATGTACTTCCGCTTTTAAGTAATGACAAACTCAAAACTTTAAGAGGAAGAATACAGCATGGCGGAATTCAACGATGAACTGGTAAATTGGAAACCAGAGATGATGTTAG